GCAGTTTATACAGTTACTAGCTTAGGTTGTCAATCTTTCCATGAGCGATGCTCTCACCAGATTGGACCCTAACATCCCTTGATATATTTCCCCACATGATTGGGTTGCAGCCAAGGCCTCATGGTCGCCAGAGAAGAAAGAGAAATACTTAAGGAACATCGAGAGATAAATGCGAGAACCTAGATTAGGAAACTTTAAAGGCTCTTTTAAGATCATGGTCAAAAATGGAGAGATATATTCAGCTGCTGATCCCTACCTAGACTCTTCCCGCCCACGTAACCTCTTCAATCCTAGTACCAACTTTTGTGGCATTCTGACTTATCTTTAAGATTATATCTTGAGAGACATAAAAACAGTGATGCCCGGATTCAGTCATGGTGATAATGAAACCACACTTAAAGCCCGGATTGATGCTTAATTCTTGAAATGTGATCGAAATAATTACAGTGCAGTATCCATGGACGGTTCCGCGTTTGACTCCAATCAACATATTGAGATAATGCGAGTAGTAGATTTTCATTTCTTTTGATTGTACACCCCTAGACTGAAAGCGATCATCCGTATGATCTCTTAGTACCACGACATAAGTGATGCCGATCAAGAAAGAATCTTCCAAGGGGTAGAATGGCAATTTACTCAAGAATCCTTTGATGTCTTTGCACCTTTTGAGGTCCCCGGAAAAGATCCTTGATCTCTCAAAGATTGGTGAGCGAATTTGCTTAAGTTCACCCTCACTGGCTCCACATACTCTGGACATCCCACTTGAACCACCCTGGGAAACACCTTGAGATCCCTGGCGTACGCTCACCTTCTCACATCCATGATGGGTATAAATTAGGCTGACACGAAATGTATAGCTGCAGGTGACGACCTAGTGATATGGCTTCCAAAATCTTCCCTCCCCCTTTTTAAGGTGACTAGAGACCTCTTATTTTCTTCAAGTGTAGACAACCCCGCTCCTCACGGACTAGGACAATGCGTTAAGGAATACAAAATCGGTGAATGGTACGATTTCGATTTTTGCTCTAAATGGTCTATATATAACGGCGACTCCTGGTATATTCTCAGAGACCCAACAAAAGTCTTTTTCTAGAAACAAGTCTATCATAAGCAAAATGCTGAGATACATGCTGATCCACGGCGACACGTCGATTCCCTCCTATCACAATGCGCTACAGACCTCAATTTGCCTACCCTTCTCTCAATTCTTAGGACCTGACCTCATACCGGCCAAGAAAACGCCTTAGGATGCTTTGAACACTCGTGGAATGTCACCATCCAGCCCTAAGATCTCTCTTGG